CTCTTTTCTTGTGATACCAAGTATCCACTGGTCATGTATTTTGTCGTTTTTCTTAAACGATTGTCTAATTGTTCCTTCTGCCTTAAATCCAAGTTGCAAAGCAAACATCTTAACATTTGGGAAACAGGTTGCTATCTCTGCATTAACTTTCTCGTAATGAGTGTTTTTTGTAACCCAAGCAAAAAATTCTTTAGCGCCTTTATAGGCTATCTTCCCACGGAACCTCTTAGGAACCATTGGATGAACCTCTAGCGAGATCCCGTTTCTTAGCTCAACCATCCAGATTCCGCAAGTCTCCTTATCTTCCTTGTGCAAGAACCATCCGTTATTCATATCAGGATGATATTTTGAAGGCTTAAATCCATCTTCAGCAATCTCTTCAAAGATCTCAGAATTAATAATAAAACTCTTAATAAGCTCAGGATCTTCGCACCTTTCTATCACACTAAAACCCATCCTTTTTTTCTATCACCAGCTATGTCTGGAAGCATTTTTCTGTATTGAATTGATCCTGCCGATCCTGTCCTGTCCAGGTAAAGACTATACTGTACAGACTCAATTAATCCTTCTGGGCTTCCTACTCCTGTAACCGGAATGCTTAAAGAGGCCTCTTGTGTAAACTGCCGGAACGCCTGGCTCATCGTGCCATCGTTTTCAATAATCGGCTGTCCAGCGTTAAGTTTATAGCTCATCGACCAACTTCTATTTCTGCCGTTAGCTGAATTAACACGGGCTTAACAGGATCGCTCATTGTAAACCTAAACAGCTCAAAGCGTGACGCTCTTCCGTTTCTTCGCCAGATAGCTCTATGGTTGTATTGACCAATCGAGCCAATGCCTCTAAATCTAGTATCTTGCCAGGTCTTGCCGTCTTTACTCCTGGCCATCCCAATTTGAGGATTAACGCTTGCCGCATTACCTACGCCGCTTTCTAAAGTCATCTCAATCTCTGGAACAACAAACGATTCCATGTTGTCTTGAAACGGCTGGGTCACAATAGTTCTTAATATTTGACCAGAATACTCTGTGTAAACTTCTGGGTCTAAGAGTCCAATACGACCATCTACCGTATCGCCGGCCCATATCTGATTATAGGCTCTAATCATTGACGCAACTCTATAACTTCCAAGAGATCCTTCAATCAGAGACTTTCTCTCATGCCATCTCTTGCTAATATTATCATAGACAAACGTACCGCCAGGTAAGGCAAACCCAACAAAGTAAGCACCTTTCTGAGCATAGCTCCAAGAATATATGCTTTTTATCTGGTCTTCTGTAAGACGGTTTAGCTCATTATCGATAGCCGTTGTTGATATCTTCTGTACGTTATTTCCTGCAAGAGTCCAGATAGCTGCTGATTCATTCTGTCCAGATCCAATAAACGCAAACGTATCCTCAATCAACTGAATACTAAATGGACTGTTAATACCTTTTGGCAGGAATAATCCTGTTCGTTGAAAAGGAAAGTCTGCTCCACCTATATTTTGAAAGGCCTCAATAGTCTGAGAGCCTCCTATAAATAATTGGTTCTTATAAACAATCGGAGCAACAATCTCATCTGGATCAGACTCGGCAGTACCAAAGTCTAGAGCGTTATAAGACAGGCCATTATTTAATGCGCTAACAATAAACTTCTTACTGTCAGTTGTCAGGCAGAAGAAGCCGTCAATATAAACAACAATTTGAGGATTTCCGTTAGCCGTAAAATCAACATCAGTAATTTTTGCAAAGGCATCAGTGACATGGTTGTAGATGTAACCGTTACCACCTGGAACCAAAACCAACATCTGAGTGCCATTGTCTGCCATTGAGACTCGGCCAGATCCAGATATCGTTCCTATAGAAGTAAGCACATAAGTTGCCGACATACTGTACAGCGTTGCACCCACCACAAAGTAAGGAACGCCGTTCATCTCGTGCGCTCCTCGATTGTTATCCAGGTCAGACGCTGTAGCTACCTCAACAAGACCAGGAGTTCCAAATAGAGTCTCTTGGTTCAAGGCTGGAGCCTGAGCTATGTTTGGATAAAAGTTAGTACACTCCTGAGCTGAAAGAGGAAGACTATCACTTTCATAAAAACCATTAGCTATAGGCAGGACTATCTTGGGCATTTCTAATCAACTCCGAAAAGACCCCTGACCACGGTCAAGTTAGCTGTGGAAGTAGAATTCTGCACAAACAGCTCAATGTAATCGTTTGTCGCAAAAGATTGATTAGTAGATAAAGATAAGTTTTGAGGAGATCCGTTTGAAATCACCGCGCTAATTCTTGTGCCTGCAATTGCAACTCCGTTCTTTGCTACATAAACAGAGACATCCTGGTTATTATTACCCGATACAGGCTCAATCGATATTGATGCGTGAACTGTCAGCACCGCAGTGTCTGAGCCGTTATAGGTCAGCCGGCCTCCAGAGGTCTGCGTGAACCCAGTATTAGCACCAAACTCCCATGTCCCAGCTATCAGAACAGGCGTAGTAGTCGCTGCTATTACCGTGTCGGTTGTATTTGTTTGTAAGAAGCTCTCAACATAATGGAGCGCGTCATTTGAGGATATTGCTATGATGTTCCCAGTAGCTGTCAAGGAAATACCGCTGCCAGCAAATAGGCTTACAAACGTAGGACTTACTGCCGCTGTGTTCAACATTAGAGGCGAGCCAGTCGCATCGACTGTAAAGTTGTGCTTGATCTCTACGCCATCAGTGGCTGAAATATTTGCTGCAATACCCGAACCGTTTTCTATGTTCCGTATTTTGTTTATTGTACCGTCAACACTAAGAACTGGAGAGGCCGTTCCCAGGCCAGTCGTTACTATACTTCCTGTTACTCCAAGACCGGAAACCAGGTTGGTATAACTGATTCTATAGTTAGTTCCGTTAACAAAATAATCCATGTCAGAGCCAGCAAGGACAGTGGTCTGAGCTAAAAATCTTGATTTTTTCCTACCGTTTGAATTATCAACCATCAGTATTAATCTCCAGAGATATAGATCCAGTAGTTTCTGCGAGGATCTCTTTCTCCGCGTCTGGATAAAAAGTTCCGCTGTATCCGTAGAGAGAGCCTTCGTTTCCAGAGCCAATTGGTAGTGTGCTTGGAAACCTGGAGCGACCCATGCTCTGGCCTACTAGCCTGATAGTGTTAAAGCCATCTCTTGCTGCTTTTGCTAGGCCTGGAGTCACAATGCCGTTGTAATCGGGAGCGACTTCTATTGCCAGGTTAGCTATAGCGCCACGCAGTGCAGCGGCAGGTATAGTTACCTCATCACCGATGTCTGTTACGACAGTGTATCCAAGAGCTATGCCTTGGCCATCTAATTCAGCAAACCACGCATTCATAGTAAATATGAAATCAGCGTATTCATCTGGTTCTAGTGGCGCTTCTGAGGCTTGAACGATTATTCGTTGCAGAGCGGATTTTGCTAATTGAGCGACAGTAGCCATTATGTAAATGTACTCTTGGATCGGCTCATGCCTTTAGTTAAGGCTGTAATTTGTTTTTTAAGATTAACCTTGTCTTTGTTTATTCTTATTTCTTCTTCAGCAGTATTAATTCCTTCTTTTCCAGCAATTCTAAATTTTTCATCGTCTTTGTTTCTTTCTTCATTCAGTAGCACTTGCAGCTTGTTGGCTTTTTTAATACCAGAAGGAGAATATGGAAATGTAAAACCATCTACTATGGGCATAAGTTACTCGCTAACAGAAGATTAAAAAGAAGATAAACACAGTTCTATTATAAGCAACTGTGTCTATCTTTAGTCTTAGTAAAGTAGTTGTATACCTTACGTTCCGTAACCCTGGCCTGAAAAATTAGGATTAAATACGGCGTACGCAGGCAAGAGATCAAAGCGAATCTTCTGCGTATTAGCATCACCGTCTGAGTACTTAGATACTCGGATAGACATACCATCACTCGTAGTAGCAACAGTATCAGTTGAGTACAACTTTGGTAGCTTCACTGTGCCAAGACCGAATGCCTGCTTCGTATAGAAGAGGTTAGGTTGGTAAACAGTTGCAGCAGCGCCAAGGATAGTCACAACAGCGCCAGCAGCAGGAGCCGCATCAACAGTATTGTACTGGCCATTAGCCTCAAAGATCGCAGCGCCAGAAACTATTACAGTAGCTTCATTACCTGTGATAGTTACTGTCTCAAGAACTGTGCCAGTCCAAGGAATGGCAGCACCAGTCTCATCAAGCATAAGCTGCCTAGTTGAGATGTTCAAACGATTAACACCAGCGACCTGAATTTGATCACCAGCCTCAATAGTTCCAGTACCCAAAGTCTCGATCACCATAGTCTGCTGCATAGTATCTTTAGCCGCAAGATAAGTAGCGTTAGGAGCTGTTTTAAGATCACCAGATCGGTCAGTAGTACTACCAGACGTATAGCTACTCATTGCGTTAGAAGTTAAAGCCTTCATGCCGCCGAAGTTAGAAGAAATCTGAGACTTCTCCCAGGCTGTACGAACCAGGCCATCAGCCGCGTTCAAACCATTCTGAGCGTTAGCAAGTTTGGTAGTTGTGAACGGGTTCATCAGGTAGAATTTCTCATCTGACATATCGATTCCAACTGCATCCATCATTGCACCTGCACCAGCTACATCACCCCAGGCATCGACAGCAGTGCCGCGAGCGCCATAGTTTAGGCCAGTGTTAATACGCATGAATTTTGCTAGGTCTAGCTCAAGATCAGTTACAAGTCTTCGAGCCATTGGTGCGAGGATGTCTTCTAGCTGGTCGAGTTCAATTGCTTGCTCTAGCCCAGACCACTCCGTACTGGCAGTGAAATAATCCTGGACTGTACCAGTCGCTTTACCCGCTATGATATCAGACTTTGCCGCTGCGGAAATATCTCCGGCAGAACTCCTTATGGAGTTGTAGTCATGTGGTCTTTTAAAATCAACTTTATTTCCTGAGCTTGGATTAAAGCGCCCTGAGTTTAAGAGTTGAGTGTTGACAGTCTTAGTTACTACTCGACTGGATTCGAAAGATTCCAAAAACACACGTGCAACCTTTCTCGTTATATTTGCTTGTAAGCTATTCGCCATTACGATGGTTCCTCATTTATTTATTCAAAAGTTGCTCCTTTTGGGCCACGACCTTTAGGCTGTGATCCTGATCCTTGTGGAGTATCCACTGGATCTGGAGCGGCATTAACATTA